ATACATACATATATATATTTAAGAGACATCCGCCCCCTAAAAAAAATGCTTATAGAATTAATATCTATAAAAATATGGTAGAATAGAGGAATAAAAGATTGAAACAGGGTTTATATCCCAGCCTAACCGCAATAATATAAGGGTTTAGAGATAAAAGACAACAGAAAGACCACAAAACCAGTCAATTTCCAGCCTTGCCCGAACCTCAATTTAGGGGTGGGGTGGGACGCTCGACTCGCCCAGGTCCCCACTATTTACTCACGGCGAAAATTTTTTGGTGTCAGAGGTTGGTATCGTTGCACAATAGTGCTTATTATTACCATATTAAAATGGCTAAGACTACACTCACTAAACCCGAACCTAATTCTATGTTATACGAAGATTGGTTTACCAATTCTTGTCGCAAAGAAAAAAAGAGATCGAAGCTACCTCCTAGTAAATATACTGAGTTCCTGGACGTGTTGAATAAACACAAAGGTAATTTGAATATGGCTTGTAAAGAATACGATCTTCATCTTCAGGCGGTTCGAAATATTATGACACAAGAGCCAATGCTATCTCACGCTATAAATCAAATCAAGGAGTACCATAAACAGAAGTCTTTGGAAGAACTTGAGAATGTGAGTTTGGAGAATGCAAAGATACCTAGAAATTTTTCGGAACGTGCTTTTCAATTAAAAGCAATGGACCCTGGTAAATATCGTGAGCGTACTAAACAACAGAATACTCAGGTAAACGTAATGGTTGCTGGAACTCCTATAAAAGATAGGGTAAGTATTATAGAAAAATTGGAGGAACGAGTTGCCAAAAATTGAGGGCGATGCCTTAGAGATCATTTCAGACATTATGGAAAACCTAAATGTCCTATTTACAATATTACACGCTGAGGGAGCAACAGACCAAATACCATCTTCTGTATATAAGGGTGCGATGCTGGTCTTAAAAGATGGGACCTCAGAAGTGGATGCTTATTTTTTAAATGGATGGGCTGAGGCGTGAGCGAACTCTACGTTGGTTATACGGACGAATCAGGCAATCCCACCACGCCTCTAGCTCATCAAGAAGAATATCATTTGTATACAGGTTGGGCTAAACATCATTTATTAGCTGGAAGTCTTGGAACAGGAAAGACCGATGCGATGTGTGTGGAAGCGGTCAAACAATCTTTGGAGATAGATAATAATCTTGGGTTGATGGGTAGAAAAGTTTTAGATGCTTTTAAGAAGTCTACACTTCTTCAGCTTTTAGACATTGCTGGTGACTCTATAAAGAAACATTATCCTGTGGATCATTTGATAGAGTTTAAAAATGGCTCAAGGATTATTTATATGGCGTTGGATGATTCTAGGGATGCAATTCAGCGTATCAAATCTTTGAACCTAGGATTTTTTGCTTTTGACCAGCTTGAAGAGATTCCTGAAAATACATTTATAGCAGCTAGTGGTCAGTTAAGACGTAAGGGAAGTTTAAGATGTTCCTTTCATACTTGTAACCCAGCTGGACATTCTTGGGTATGGCAAAAATTTGTGAAGAATAAAAATAAAGACCCAAAGCATTTCAGGCTGATAGAAACAAGGACTTGGACACCTGATGTACCCCCTCCAACAACACAACAGGAAGTACGAGCCTATTCTGACAATCCATATCTTCCCCCTGATTATATATCAGAACTTCTGTCAATGCCTCAAGCTTGGGTCAAGCGTTATGTCTATTGTAATTGGGATGATTTTGCTGGATTGGTCTATCCGATGTTTGACGAAAAGTTACATATGGTAAAACCTTGGAAGATACCTGATTGGTATAACCATTATGTGGTCTATGACTATGGATATAAAAATCCTACCTCGATCTTGTTTGCTGCCTCTGATGCTGATGGTAAAGTATTTGTATACGACATCATTTATGCAAAAGAGACTTCTATTGAAGACCTTGCTATGAGAGTACACGAGAAACTAAAGAATAGTGTGGATTATACATTCTTGGCGGATCCTAGTATTCAAAGAACAGAAAGAGATGGAAACACTATTGCTGGAGAGTGGGATGATTATGGTATTGAATGGGAACCAGCAAAGAATGATAAAAGAGCGGGTTATGATAGGGTTGCAAGATATTTGACACCTTATGAAGACAATTATGTAAACCTTGTATTTTTTGATGTTCCGCAGATGCTATCTCTTAAAGATGAGATAATGGATTATAAATGGCGTGAATTGAAATATGGTTCGAACACTAGACCGCAATTTGAAGAAGCGGTAAAAGTAAATGACCACGCTATGGACTGTTTAAAATATTTGATTCACTATGTTGAGGATGCTAGTGAGCCTGTTAAGAAAGATTATGAATTTGATTGGTATGAAACTATGAGAAATGAAGAAACCTGGATGTCTGTATGAGTGAACAAAAGTTAAAAGAATTACACGAAACCTTTGATGCAATGCTAAACTTCGATGCCAAATTTTTGGAAGCTGCAAAAGAGTCTATGAAGTTTTATACAGGTTCTTATGGTACAGGACAATGGTCCGATGCTGACCTTAGAAAACTTAGAGAAGAGGGCAGACCTCCACTTGAGTTGAATATTGTATTACCAAAAGTAAACTCTGTTGTTGGTATGGAGAGATCGCAGAGAACCAAATTTAAAGCTATCCCTGTTGGTAATTCTGATGACGATGAAGCATTACTTACAACTGCTTTACTCTATCATTTAGACCAAGGTAAAAGATTACAGAATGTATTTACAAGAGTCCATAAAGATGGTGTGATTACAGGTCGTGGTTGGATAAGTGTAGAGGTTGAACCAGGGGATGATTTTGTAGGAAAGATAAAAATTAAAAGAGAACCTTGGTATAATGTCTTGATGGACCCTGAAGCTGATACTCCTGATTGTTCTGAGTGGGCAAGGCTTGTAAGAACAAAGTTTGTTTCTTTTCAAAGATTAAAACAGATATTCCCTGACCAATTAGGGGATTTGAAAAAAGTTCAGGATGTGATGGCTACCGATCTAGACTTAACTCCTCCTGGTGAAGAGTATATGAGAGAGGAGCGTGGTAATCGTTATTTAGAGGGTAACTATATTAACGAGTCTACTTATATAGACCCTATCAAAGAAAAAGCAAGGGTGGTCGAATTGTGGGAGAGAGAATTTGTAAGAGAATATTATTTGACCAATCCAAAATCTTCTCAGGTAGGTAACAAAGGATATGCAACTAAAAAGGCAGCAGAAGAAGCTATTCGAGCTTTTAATAAGATTACAAAAGAGACTTCAAAGATTGCTAGGACCGATATAGAGTTACCTGAATTCAACGTCATTGAAAGAATCGTTCCTAAAACATTCTACACTATTTTTTCAGGTGGTCGGTTGTTAATCGACAAAGAGCCAAACCCATATAGTCATAACCAATTTCCTTTGGTTCCTTATTTTTATTATTTCGAAGACACAGGTGGTGAGATAGAAACTTTTGGTGTGGTAGAGAATATGAAAGACCCACAACGTGAAAAGAATAAAAGAAGATCACAAGCTCTTGATATTATAAACAGAACTCCTAGAGGTGGTGGTGTTTATGTTCAAGGTTCTGTAACTGCGGATGAAATGAACAGAGCATCTAGTGCTGGTGAGTGGGTTGGAATCTCAGGACTTAAAGGAAAGTCTATTAGAGAATTTATGCAACAATGGAGTACTACACATTTAGGACTTGTGTCTGCTGCAAATGCTATGGAAGAAAGAGCAGCTATTGATGCAAAAGAAATTTCAGGAGCAACAGACCCGATATTAGGTCAAGCTACAAGTTCTAAAGAATCAGGCTTTGCTGCTCAGACTAGAATCAGACAAGGGATGTTGACCTTTCAAGAGCAGTTAGAAAACCTTGATAAGATGAAACGTCAGACATTAAGACTTGCTATTAAGAATATGCAACAATATTACACAAGAGATAAGATCGAAAGAATTATAGATACCAATCTTGATAATGAAGATGGTTTTCCACAAGAAGCAGTTACCAAGTTTTTAAACAACTTTAACAATCTCGAATTTGATATTCAGCTTGACGAGGGTCAAGATAGTGCAACAATGAGGTCCCTCAAAGCAGAGCAAGTTGCCAATATGATTCAAATGGGATTTCAAGACCTATTTCCATTATGGCTTGAGTTGAGTGGTCTTGAAGCTGGTGGTGATATACTTCAAAGGATTGAAGATAGAGAAGCTGCTAGAACTATTATGCAAGAGACAAAGGAGAATATGTCACAATGAATCGTTTAGTGGTTGGAGTCTTAATGGTATTTTTGATTATTTTTATTGATGGATGTTATCAACCTAGTGAAATGTTTATAAAAGATAATAATGGAAAAGAACACTTTTATAATGAGATTGTTTTGTTTAATGCAGATTCTACAGAAAAATGGTGTTATACACACGAATCTTTTAAAAAGGTTAAAAAACTAGATAGTTATAGCGATATGAGAAATAGAATTAATAAAAATATTAA